TTCACGCCTGACAACACCAGCTTCAACAGCATCAGTGGGTGGGTTGTAGCGGTAGCTGACTACCCCGTTGCGGTCAACGATGGTCATGTAACGTGCTAGGTTCATAGCTTTGCCTTCACCCATGTGCGCTGTGCTGGCTGCTCTGCCAGTGCTTCTCGCACCCTGCGTTTTGCATCAGGACGATTGGACAGCAACTTGCTTAAACCCTTGCTGTCATCTTGCAAAAGACCGGGAGGCCAACCAGTTTTCCCACCGTTGTTTTCAGTTGTTGTTGGCTTTTCATCTTCATTCATGTTTGTTTCTCCATCATCCAAAAGATAAACGTCCACACCAACCACATGATGGTGATAGACACCACAGTACTGCCTATCCATATACTGATAAGTAACAGCTTATGTTTCATTTAGTTTCTTCCTTAGGTTTCTTAGGCAGTGGTGCCCAATGTGTCCAGAACCTGTCATCACTACGCAACTCACCATACACAGCAACACCATGCACACTCAGTAGCTGCACCTTCGCAGACCTTGGGCATGTTGCAATGGGTTGCCAGTAGTATTCTGTGTCGACAATGGCTGTGCCATCTCTTGTTAGTCTAACTGTCATGTGAGTATTAGTATGACAACACTGATGATGTACACCAGCATTGTCAGCTTCTCTTCTAGTGTGTACATGATGTTCTTTGTTGGTGCATGTCTCTCCATGCTGTCACCGATTGTTGCCCTGCAAGGGCATCCCCATAGCGGTTAGGGCCATCAGCATTTACGCTGCAACGTATTGGTCAGCGATGTTCCACAACTCTGTGTTGATACGCACAGCTTCCTTGATGGAGTTGACTGGTCGAGCCTTACGCATCACACCTTCGGGCTGCTTGTCAGTGATGGATCGAATCATGGCATTGCCACGCACTACGCCTTCTTGAATGCGGTTGAACACAGTCCAAGCATCGTAGCCTTCGTCACCATTGCGGCGTACACTCATCACATCCTTGACTGTCTGTGCCACAGCATAGGCACCCTTGGGTTGACCTGTGTAGTCGTCCCAACGGGTAGCAACACCAGCAATAGCCATGTCATGTACATCACCAACAGACAACGACACACCACGCATCTTGTCAATGCGTCCCATCAAATCAGGCAGCGTAGCCACTGTGTTACGCAACATCTCTTCAAAACCAATCAATGCCCTGCTGTGATAGATGCGAGAATGAAAGCCTTCACCAGCCACGATGCCATTGGAGCAGATGAAACGGAATGCACCAGCGAAGAGCTTCACTGAACCTGTGCCATCGTGAGAGTTGTAGAGAATAATTTCAGGGCGAATTTCATCAGCGGTGGCAAGATCAACCACCTTGCTGAATGCCACCATGTGAGCAGCATGTAACGGGCTGGCCTTACGGCTACGTTTCTGTGCAGCCTGTGTCGGTACATAGCCATAGTCTGCCATGATGGGCAGCACATCACTTGTGTTAAGGGAAATGTAACGGTCGGTCAAGCGGTCTGCCTTGGTGACGCTGAATACAGCAGGAGCACGATGATGTATCTGTTCCACTGTGAGAGCAGAGTTGTCGATGTTACGGGAGAAGATGACATGATTTGCCATGATTGTTTCCTTACTAGGTTGTGGCAACATTGCCGGGTTGGGCCTTCAGTGTAAAGGCTTTCCAGATGGCTTGTCAAATAAACCATCCAGAAAACCCTACAAATTAGTCGGGATTTGCTTTCTTCACAAGCGGTGCAACCTCTGCCCATGCTTGCAAATGTATCACTTCGTTCTTCATGTTCAGACAGTAGCTGTACATACCATCGATGTGGTCAAAAAACAACACTTCATCAATGCCTGTACCGTCCATCCACGGTAGCTTAATGTAGCTGCGAGGCTTCACCTTGTACAACTCACGCACTGGCAGCACATCGAAGTCTGCAATATCAATTTCATTAATCATTTTGTTTCTCTTTCAATATCGTTTTCCAAAGCCACAGCACCATCGATGTAGCCTTGCTTGTATTGCTGTGCTTCCCAACATCCTGTAGGGGTGAAGAAGGGACGCATTGGTTGACTACGCAGGCCATGCATCCTGCCTAAAATATAGGCAACACTCTCACTCATCTCTGACCTTCACCAATGCATCAGCAATCTTGTATGCATAGCGGCTCAGTGCCAGCGGGTCTTCAATGGCTACACCACTGGCAAGCACACCCTTAATTATTTCAAGACTGAAGGTGTCACGCAGGGATGGTTCAGCCTTCTCAGCGAATGAGGGACGGCCTCTGCTACGTGTTGTTTTCTCCAGCGTTTTCTCCGGCGTTTTCTCCAGCGTTTTTTCTGGCGGCCGTACAAAAGTCATTGACGTTTCATGCAAATTGTTATCATTCATGTTAATTCTTTCTATAGAAAATGTGATTGTTAATGATGGCTACTTTGTCCAGCGCCTTACGCCAAACTGGTTTCACCTTCTTCGTGTGGTAGTGGGTTGCACCAGATGTGACGTCCGGTAACACACCTGTCATGGCCTGTGATGCTACAGCATAGAGCACAGATGTGTTACCAACGATGGGTTTGTCACGACCCTTCGCTGTGTTTGTCCAACTGAATTGCTTACGAGCATACACTGTGTCACAGATGGTCTGTACAGACTGTGCTGCCCTGTTCAATGTGACAGCAGCTACAGCCTGCATACCAGCCACACCCTCACCACGTGCTTCATGGTAGATGTTATTGAACATGCAGCACCACTCAGCAGCCACAGCATGGGATGGTACAGGTTGATGCTCACACGATGCTGTTGAGAGCAGCAAAGCGCTACAGAATACAGCGATGGGGATGTTTCGGGTGATGCTCATAATGGTGCATCCTCATGGTTGTTGGGGTTGAATGGTGATCGTCGAGTGGGTGAAACGGCCATACTGGTGAAGCCATATTTATATCTTTCATAGCTACGAATTTTGCTGGCACGCTCACTACGCTTATCAACAAACTTGACACGGGTGTCTCGCTCATTCAGTGCCATGCACAGGGTGGTGAGGTCACAGTCTTCTTCAAGGTAGGCATAGTCGCCACGTTGGTAGCTGAAGCAAGTGATTTTGTCGGCAATGCCGAGGTTGACTAGCACGTCACGGCGTACCTTGCCCCAAGCATGACCGGGATCGTTGTAGATGGTGATGGTGAATGACTTGCTCATGTTAGTTGCTTTCAGGGTTGCGGAAACCATCGGTGCTTTCAGCTTCAAGCTGTTCCAAAGCGTCTTGAATGTACCACTCAAACGCAGTACAGGTGTGTCGTCATCGGGGTTACGAAAACCATCAGGGTTTTCTTGTTCGAGTTGGTCAAGCGTTTTCATGCTGTCACCATAGCGTTGTTGTTGATGGTCAAGCCTTCGCAGGTCACTGACACGATGGTGTCTTTGTTGACACAGCGATAGCCTGCAGTGTGCATATCAAACAACACCAGATATTTGGAGTGGTCGATAGTGCTTGTGCCACCTTTCAAGTGCTTGGTCACACCGATACGACCGTTGAGGGTACGGGCTGTGCCATCTTTCTTGATGAAGGATACGGTGATGAACTTGCCCTTGCTTTGGGCGATGAAATCTACGATTTTCATATGTTTTCCTATGGAAGTTGATACGATAGTGTATCGGTGATGGCCCTCATAAGACCATCACAGGACGCTATCAGAATATCTTCGTCGTCTTGTCACCATCAACCGACCACACACTCACCACATCGGGGTGCATAGTCAAGCTAACTTTGTAAATGAAACTATACATTTCATTCTCGTTTGTGAATGTTTGTTGCCAAACATGATCGTTCCTGAACTTCCAGTGCAGTGTCACAGTTCACCTCCACCCATGTAAGCCAATGTAAAGTCGGCAATTTCATCCTCGCTCAACCACTTGCCAGCAAATATATGATCGGAAGATAAATACTGTATTCCGTATGTATTTCGCAGACCTGCAGCAGCAAAGAAGAAGTCTTTGTGCATCTTGCGATATGTATCCATAGTCACCACCATGAGTCGTAGTACACAGCCTGCCCATCAGCCAGTGTCTCTCTTGCTTTAGCAATGAAGTCGGCCACGCTTTCGAGGTCACCGGGGTATATCTCTGTCACACCGAAGAAGAACCCGTTGATGGGTACTAGCTTATTGTTACCTGTGTCCATCTCGAGGCGGTCTAGGTCTTCACTGGTGAGCCTCACTGTAGTGCAGTTGAAGCTAACTCGCAAGCCTTTTTTGCTACGGTAAAGCTGTTCCATCCAACCATGCAAAGCATTGAACTTGCGCCAGTAGAAAAGCTTTACAGCATTGTCACCCAATGCCACATCAGTGGCACCATCACCGACACTGTCAGCAGGGACAGTGAAAGCATACATGTCTAAGCCCATTTTGTTTTCCTTTGGAAGAGTTGGTTTGAAACAACACAATCAACGATTGCGCTGTCAGAAACCAGCACCGTCTAATGGCGACCCCGCCACCACAGCGCTGTCCTCATGCATATTTTCAGTGCCATATGCTAGAGCACCCGCACAAGTCGCCTGTACGATGACGCTGGCCCATAGATGCATTCACACTGCACCCGACACCAGAAAACAATTGTTAAAGAACTGGTCTTGCGACCCCGCCTCTGCGATGAAGGGCTTTTGTTTTGTTGTTGACGCTATTATTTGATCAATGAACAAATAAAGTCAAGAACTATTTTGTCGGTGTGGTTTTGCTGCAACATGCAAGCGCCCCCGTCCCTAAACTGTCCCTCTGAAAGTCAACCCAACCCAATGGCTATTCTAATACTTTCGTTTGTGACTGCTCTGCAAAGGACTGTTGTATAAAAACAACAACCCTTCACGCAACATTCAATCCTTCAATGTGCGCCGTTCGCTATAGAACACCCGTCCCTTGTACATAATAGCGTGATCATAACATGCAAGCCATTCTAGCGCATCTGCCCTTGTCAGGCTGTAGTGTTTCTTTTTGAAACCTATGCCGTGCACTGTATAGCCAATGTAGGGGGCCAATGTTTTGATGATGAATTTTTTCATGCTGTTTTGCCTCAAAAGGGTTTGACGTGATCTTGAAAAACCCGGCGGTTTCGCCCTTGATATTCGGGAATGTACACTGCAGGGTTGACTAACAAAGCCTTGATTGTGTCAATGCTCATGCCTGTTTTCTCTGCTATTTTTTCAATGCTCATATTGCATTCAAGGAAATAATATCTCACATTTTTTTGTGTCATTGTTGACCTTTGGTTGACCCTGTAAAAACACAGGCCATAAAGGGCTATGTAAGCCCTTTACAGTCTATGTTTTCTTAATGCATAGCTATGATAATTGGCACACCTTTAAGCGCTTGCATGCCGCATGCGTGCCCCTTACCTGTACATGTTCCACATGTACCGGGACAAGGAAAAGCTTTGATTTTGAAAGCTTCACGTAAAGCCTTGTTTATTGCAGGTGTGCCGTGTTCGTGCCCTTTAACCTTTTTACCAATTGATACTGCTATAAATTCACCCCTTGTTATTGGCAAGGCTTTAACCTTTTCGATGGTGTCAAAGCTTGCATTGTGACCCCCTGATATGTTAAGCATGTAATTAACGGGATAGCTTGCACCATATGCAAGGATAGCTTCAAAGCTTTTTGAATACCCGTAAACCTTAGCTAACGGGAAATCCTTGATTGTGCCAAACCAAAAGGTGACATCATCATTATTTGCAAAATCACCATCAACGTATAAGCGCACATCATAAGCTTCACCCTTGAATGTATCGTTTACCGCTTGCAAAGCTTGCACAATGGCGGGTTGATTGTGGCGTAGCAAGAATGCATTCTGGCATTGGCGCGTGAATGCTGCAGGGTAGCGCCATGCACGAAACGAATAACAAAAATCAAGGCAAGCACCTGCACCGGGACATGTAACACCGGGAAGGCTTGAAAAGGATACAAAGGGGAGCTTGGAATTGCCATTTAAGGCAAATACGCTATACAAGGGCTTGCCTGTAGTGATAATCGTTTCAAGCTTTGCAAAGTTAGCTTGCCAGCCCTTTTTACCTGTGAACAATGGTGAAGCTTTAAGGGCTTGCAAGGCTTGAAGGGTTTCGTTAACTGTTCCTTTTTGAACAACAATGGCGAAGGCTTGAAGGGCTTTAAATGTATGAGCGCTAGAGGAAAAGGTTTTGATTTTCATGACGTTGTTTCCTTTGAGGAAGTGACACCAACAATATCGTCGGCATAAAACTACATGCAAACACTGTGCCAACTATAGGTTTTGATGGTTATATACATGTTATCAACAATGCTTTTCATTCTAGACAATGTAAGTTATGCACAGGCAAAACAGAAAAGGGCTAGTTGTTCAAGTTATGCACAAGATGCACTATTATGGTGATTTTGTGCGCTATTTTGGTGCTATGAAACACCATTATGCACTGTTTTGGTGATTTTGACTTTGTAGGCTTTACCTTGTACCCGTTATAGGTCTATATAACTAAAACTAATATACAGGCTTTGTCTTATACCCGTTCTAGTTGAGAATCATTCTCATTTGGAGACATTTCAACAATAAATCACCGATATACAATCAGTATTTTAAACATTGTAACCCATTGATTTCATTGAATATTTTTATCATTGGGTCAAATATCAAAGCCTTGATTGTCTCACTTATTCTAGCAGTGTAGTCATTTTGTTTTCTAGTCACTTCGCTGTACTTAGATGGGGCAGGTGTGGGCCAGCGGGGGGTGTAGCGTTATATGTATACAGCATAGCCCACAGAACAGCTATTTCAACCTGTTAACCACAACACCATTTGCACCACTTCATAGCTACAATACAGCCCACACACAGGCTACACAGCCTCTACAATGCGTTACCATCGGCAACCAAGGGCTACATAGCTCTACCACTCCACCACCCCCTACAGGACCATTAAAGCCTTTGCCAATAACACAGCCTACCCCGCTACAAAATCGACCATGAAAACACTGCCCTGTGTTGTTCCTACACCACACAATGAAATATATCGCTTGACAAGATTTTCAGGATTGGTATAACATAGGGGTGATGGGGTGATGAGGCTACTATATAGTCCTATGTTGAAACAATTTAGAACCCACATAGTAGATAACAACATACTCCTATATAGGTATATAGCTCTATAGGGCTATATAGCAAAATCGACCATGAAGACACTGTCAATCAATTATTTGTTTTTCTTTTAGTTGTTTACTTTGTTGCCTTTTAGCAATATACTACAGTTCAACTAGTCAGTGTCGCTACAGTAGACAGCCTGAACTAGTCTATATAGAGCTAAAAACTATGAAACAAAATAGCCAATCATTAATTAATTTATTGTTAGATCAAAAAGAGTTGTTGCTTACGAAAGAGCAGGTAGAAGCTAAAGGGCTTCTAAACAGTCCACCGTACTCTTATGCTACAAAGATCTATATAGCTTTAAACAGAGGAAGCTTAGACAACGTTTATGTTCCTCATTCAGATGTGTTTTATGTTAGAGCTTCTGTTGAGAAGCAAACAGGTTTCTTTTTCCCGTTAGACAACATAGAAGAAGCGATGAGAGCTAATGGGTGGCGCGATAGGCGTAACAGTTGGAGATATTAACAATGGCAATCAAAAGAGGCAGTGAAGAGTTTAGCGGCTATAATAAGCCTAAAGCAACACCAGATCATCCGACAAAGAGTCATGCTGTGCTGGCGAAGGATGGAGACAATGTTAAACTTATTCGATTTGGACAGAAGGGTGTTGAAGGAAGTCCCGATGGTAGCAAGCGTAACGAAGCCTTTAAAGCCCGTCATGCCTCTAACATTGCAAAGGGTAAGATGTCGGCTGCTTATTGGGCCAACAAAACTAAGTGGTAAACAAGCTGTAAAGCTGATATAACTTGTGCAGAGGCTATGCCTCTTTTTTACATTCAAAGGAAAAATATGTCTAAACCAACAGGTAAGCGGTTCAGTGACCGTGAAGAAACTCAAAAGGGTTCTAAAGACTCTAAGGCTGTGACCAAAGAAGGCTTGACCAATAAGAGTGATATGCTTCCTTCCCGCAGAGCTGACTTCATGAAGGACGCTAAGAGCGACATCGACCGTATGCTTAAGACCGATAAGCCTGCCACTGGTGCTGCAAGGGCTAGTCAAGACGCTGCCAGAGAACGTGCTATGTCACGTACAGGTGGTCGTGCTGGTGCCATTGGTACAGCGTTGTCTGCTAGTTATGGACTTGGTCGTGTAATTGGTGAAGCTGGTATGGATGATGTTGTTCGCAAATTTATCGATAAGAGTGGCTTGGGTAAGAAGATTGACAAAGCTGCTACTGGTGATAGAGTTGAGTTGTCTAAAGAGTCTAAGGCGCGTATTGCCGCTGGTGATCTTGAAAAAGGCAATGACGAGCGTGTGAACAAGAAAGACTTTCCCACTTACAAGAAAGACACCAAGAGTGCTGAGTCGTTCCGTAAGGAATTAAAAGACGCTAAAGAAAGTGGTAAAGACTCTTTCAGCTTTGAAGGTCGTAAGTACAATACAGAAGAAAAAGAAATGAACAAGGGTGGTATGATACGCAACAAAGGCATCGGTGCTTCCGTAAAGCCTCACAATGTCTTTGGAAAGAAGAAGTGACATGGCGAAGAATCCAAACATTGACGACGAAACACGTGAACGTGCTCGTAAGTTTGTTGAAGAGAAAGCAGAGAAGCCTGAGAAGGAATATCGTAGCGATCCCTATGGCAAGATGACAAAAGCTGAGCGTGATGCTCGTGTTGGCTATCCAGACGACTTCCCTCCTGCTGTTGTTTCAACAGCCTTTGACGAGGCCACTAAGCGTGTTGCTAAAGACAAACCTCGTGTTGTTAGCAAGAAAGAGTTGGAAGCGTCTGGCCTTAGCTTGCGTGATTTCCTCAACAAAGAGCGTGGCCTCACACGCCGAGAAGACAAACCAGACAGCAAAGTTGAAGCAGCTAAGAAGCAGTTGAAGCTTGGTGAGAAGGTTAGCTCTGAAGAAGTTGCAAAGGCTAAGAAGCAACTCAACTTCAACAAAGGCGGTATGGCTAATTGTGGTGCATCTGTACCACCTGCACAGAAAGCTAAGAAGTAATATGGCTAAAGCTAAGAGCACAGTGAACGCTGCAGGCAACTACACCAAGCCTGAGTTGCGTAAGAAGATTGTGTCGCAGGTTAAAGCTGCAGCGACACAGGGCACTGCGGCGGGTCAGTGGAGCGCGAGAAAAAGTCAATTAGTGGCTAAGAAGTATAAGGCTGCTGGCGGCTCCTACAAAGACTGATATGAAAGCTCCACAGAAATCCCTCAAAGAGTGGACAGAGCAAAAATGGACGACTAAGTCAGGTAAGCGCTCATCAGATACAGGTGAGCGTTATTTGCCTGAAGCAGCCATCAAAGCTTTGTCACCTGCAGAGTATGCTGCCACCACCAAAGCTAAGCGTGAAGGTAAGGCTAAAGGTAAACAGTTTGTTGCTCAACCAAAGAGCATTGCTAAGAAGACGGCTAAGCACCGTTAAAGGAAACTATCATGGCTACAAAGAAAACATTCAAGCCCTGCGAAGGCTGTCCAACCCCTGCCAAATGCAAAGCTGCTGGTAAATGTCTTGCCAAAGAAGGCAAGGGAAAACCTATGGGTATTGCCATTATGATTGGTGTTGGTAAGCCAATGAAGAAAGGTAAGTGATGGATCAAAAAGAAATTGAAGAAACTCGTGCTAGATTTAGCATGTCTGGTGGCGCTAATACTTTTAGTAATGATGGTGTTAAAGGTACTGGTGGTGGTGGTCGCATTGGTGTATCTAAAGAACTAGACTCTGGTGATCGCGTTTCTGCTGGCATCAGTGGTATGGCATCAAAGGTTAAGGTTGACACTCCTGATGGTGAGAAGACTTTTAAGCAAAAGAAGATTACTGGCGTTGATGCTTCTTATTCCAGAGGTGACACAACCTATGGTATTTCAGCATCTAAGCAGCCTATGATGGATGGTAAGATGGATAAGAAACTTAACTTGTCCATTACAAGGTCGTTTGCTAAAGGTGGTGCTGTTACTAAGCAAACTCCAAAGCAAACCAAGAAGGTTGCTAAAGTGATGGGAGAGTTCAAGGAAGGCTCCCTGCACAGCGGCAAAGGCGGTAAGGTGGTTAAGTCTCCTAAGCAGGCTATAGCCATTGCGTTGTCTGAAGCTAAAGTGAAAGCTAAAAAGTAATGAAGGGTGAACCTAAACTTCGCAGTGTTGGCACCAACCTCACCGCTGGTGCAGCCAACACTGTTTATACATGTCCAGCCAATCATACGGTTAAGGTGGAGTTGTTGTTTGTAGCAAGCAATACAAGCGGCAACAAAACAGTGTCTATTAAATGGCACGACAATAGCGCGGGTACTAACTATTTCATTGTTGGTGGCTACACTATCTCTGCTTACAACTTTCTTAAGATTGATGGAAGCTATCTCGTTCTTAATGCTGGTGACTATCTTGTTATCACACCAGAAGCGGGTAGCACAATGGATGCAACAATTAGTGTTGAAGAATACTTCGACCCAATGAATAAAATTTAACAATGGCTAAAGAACTAACAGACCAACATAAGCGCTTCCTTGAAGTGTTGTTTGCTGATGCAAACGGTAACATCAACGCAGCTATGCGTATGGCAGGCTTCTCTGAAGGCTACAGCCGTCGAAGCCTCACCAACTATCTCAAAGAAGAAATCATTGAAGCTACACAGCTTTACATTGCTATGGCAGCACCAAAGGCTGCAGTGGCTATGATAGGTGCCATTGACGATCCTACGGAGCTTGGCCTTAAAGAGAAGATGTCAGCCGCTAAAGACTTGCTTGACCGTGCTGGTCTTGTCAAGACAGAAAAGGTGCATGTTGAAAGCACTGGTGGCATCATGGTGTTGCCTGCTAAGGAACGCGAGGAAGAGTGATGGGGACTGCATCGTTTGATTTTGGCTTGGGAGTCTTTGTACTTCCACAGCCTACAACAAAAGATGAGTATGTTAAAATACCAAGACTATCACGCACTATACCTTTTGGTTATATTGTTGACAGTGAAGATGATGGTTGGCTTCAACCTGTAGCACTTGAGCTTGATGCGCTTGAAAAAGCTAAGAAGTATTTGAAGCAGTATAGCTCTAGGCAGGTGGCAGCGTGGATTACCACTGTAACTGGTAGAGAGATAAGTCATGTTGGTTTATTAAAACGTGTAAAGAATGAACAGTCCCACAAACGCAAATCCTCTACTTATCGAAAGCTTGCCGATGGGTACGAAAAAGCCCTTAAAAAAGCGCAAGAGTACGAAGAAAGAATCGGAACAAAAGACGGAAGCTTCTTCGATAGTGATCGATACGTCAAACTTACAACCCTCTTCACAGCCAAACCCGATTGAAGTTGTTCAGCCTGAGCGCGACAACGTCATCTTCAGACCCAACCCCGGCCCTCAGACCAACTTCCTAGCCGCCTCAGAGCGTGAAGTGTTGTATGGTGGTGCTGCTGGTGGCGGTAAAAGCTATGCCATTCTTGCCGATCCTTTGCGTTACATGGCCCATCCACAATTCAGTGGACTTATTCTTCGCCACACCACTGAAGAACTACGAGAGTTGATATGGAAGTCTCAAGAGATGTATCCAAAAATCTACCCCGGTATCAAGTGGAGTGAGCGAAAGATGCAATGGCAGCATCCAAGTGGTGGTAAGTTGTGGATGTCCTACCTCGACCGTGATGAAGACGTGATGCGTTATCAAGGTTTGTCGTTCTCCTACATTGCTTGGGACGAGCTAACCCAATGGCCTACACCATTTGCTTACAACTATATGCGTTCTCGTCTGCGTACAGCAGCGACTGATCTGCCTGTATTCATGAGAGCCACCACCAACCCCGGTGGTCCCGGCCATCAATGGGTTAGGAAGATGTTCATTGTGCCTTCAGCACCCGGTAAAAGCTTCTATGCCACCGATGTTGAGACAGGAGAGACACTGGTCTACCCTAAAGGACACAGCAGAGAAGGCGAACCACTGTTTAAACGCAAGTTTATATCGGCTAAGCTGGCTGACAATCCTTATTTGGCTGCTTCAGGCGACTATGAAACGATGTTGTTGTCCTTACCAGAGCACCAACGTAAGCAATTGTTGGAAGGAAATTGGGATATTGCAGAGGGTGCAGCGTTTTCTGAGTTCAATAGAGCCATTCACGTTGTAGATCCGTTTACTCTTCCGTCAAGTTGGCCTCGTTTTAGGTCTGCCGACTATGGATATGGTAGCTATAGCGCTGTATTGTGGTTTGCTGTAGCACCTGACGATAGTTTGGTAGTGTACAGAGAGCTTTATGTCAGCAAAGTGCTGGCAGAAGACCTTGCTGTGATGGTTATGCAGGCCGAAGATGGTGAAAAGATACGTTATGGTGTACTTGATAGCTCATGTTGGCACAAACGGGGTGACACTGGACCATCTATTGCGGAACGAATGATCATGAAGGGGTGCCGCTGGCGACCTGCTGACCGTTCTGCTGGTAGTCGCATCGCAGGTAAGAACGAAATCCATCGTCGCCTGCAAATTGACACAACGACAGAGCAGCCTCGTATGGTTTTCTTCAATACCTGTATACAAACCATTGCTGACCTACCAACTCTACCCATCGATAAGACAAACATGGAAGACATTAACACTAAAGTGAGTAACGATCATACTTATGATGCGTTGCGTTATGGTGTAATGTCACGCCCACGCAGTGGTTTGTTTGATTATGACCCCATGTCACACAAATCCGGTATTAACGTAGCAGACGAAATATTTGGCTATTAAATCGCTACATGTTATACCTTTCATTATAATTTGGAACACCTATGGCACTCATTGATAAACCTTCTAACGATAAAACACTAGCTCTTGACGACAGTCCAAAGAACGAGGACGACTTTCAAGCTTCTGGAATTATCAGCTTCATTGAAAAGCGCTATACCAGATCGGAAGAGTCACGCCGCACCGACGAAGAACGCTGGCTCCGTGCCTATCGCAACTACCGTGGTCTATATGGTCCAACTTTCAAGTTTACTGAAACTGAAAAGAGTCGTGTATTTGTTAAGGTGACAAAGACTAAGACGCTTGCTGCGTATGGTCAGATTACCGATGTGTTGTTTTCTAACAACAAGTTTCCTTTGAGTATTGACCCGTCTGTGTTGCCTGAAGGTGTAGCAGCAGACGTTCATTTTGATCCAAAGAATCCAGAAACAGAAGCACCATCCATTCCGTTTGGTGAAGAAGGTGGCGCTAGTATCGGTAAAGACTTTGACTTGGACAAGCTGGAAGAGATGCTTGGTGGTTTGAAAGAAGACCTGAAGGACGTTCCCGGTTTGAAGATGGGTGTTGGAAAGACACCTACATCTGTTACGTTTAGTCCAGCTATGGTGGCTGCTAAGAAGATGGAGAAGAAAATCCATGACCAGCTTGAGGAAAGCGGGGCCAGTAAACATCTACGTGCTTCAGCATTTGAGATGTCATTGTTTGGTACAGGGGTGATGAAGGGTCCGTTTGCTGTCAACAAAGAATATCCCAACTGGACAGAAGACGGTGAATATAAACCAACAATTAAGACAGTACCTGAAGCATCACATGTTTCCATTTGGAACTTCTATTGGGATCCTGACGCAAGCAATACAGAAGATTGCCAATATGTTATTGAGCGTCACAAGATGTCACGCACACAGCTACGTGCTTTGAAGCGCCGTCCCCACTTCCGTAAGAATGTCATTGACCAACTCATTGATCAAGGTGAAACTTACATTAAGAAATATTGGGAAGATGATTTACGTGACTACGCTCCTAGCTTTGACGTTGATCGTTTTGAAGTGTTGGAGTATTGGGGCAATATTGATATTGAATTGCTGGAAGAGAACAACATTGATATTCCAAAAGAGTATGCTGATGGTGATGAGTTGCAGGCTAACATATGGTATTGCAACGGCAAGGTTATTCGGTTGGTACTGAACCCATTCAAGCCTGCAAAGATTCCATACTATGCTGTTCCTTATGAACTAAACCCATACAGCTTGGCTGGTGTTGGTATTGCAGAGAACATGGACGATACGCAAACATTGATGAATGGCTTCATGCGTATGGCTGTTGACAACGCTGTGTTGTCGGGCAACCTTGTCTTTGAAGTTGATGAAACCAATCTTGTTCCCGGCCAAGACATGTCGGTCTATCCCGGTAAAGTGTTTCGTCGTCAAGGCGGTGCTCCCGGTCAAAGCCTGTTTGGTACTAAGTTTCCTAACGTATCTCAAGAGAATCTGCAACTGTTTGACAAAGCTCGGCAGCTTGCTGATGAGTCGACAGGCATGCCTTCATTTGCTCACGGTCAAACTGGTGTGAGTGGTGTTGGTCGTACAGCTTCTGGCATCTCTATGTTGATGAACGCTGCGGGTGGTTCCATCAAGACAGTGATTAAGAACGTTGATGATTATTTGCTGGCACCATTGGGTAAAGCGTTCTTTAGCTTCAACATGCAATTTGATTTTGATCCAGAAATTAGAGGCGACTTGGAAGTAAACGCTCGTGGCACTGAAAGCTTGATGGCAACTGAAGTTCGCTCTCAACGACTGATGCAGTTCTTGCAGATTGTCAGCAACCCTGCGTTGATGCCATTTGCTAAGATGCCTTACATCATCCGTGAAATTGCTAAGTCTATGGATTTGGATCAGGATAAGGTTACTAACAACACGGATGAGGCAGCACGTCAGGCTGCATTGATGGCACCTCCTGCAGCGCCAGCGGGTGCTGCTCCTGCTGCTGGTGCTCCACCTGTACCGGGTGCTGGTGGTCCTCTCGGTGTTGCAGACATGACAGGCGGTGGTGGTGGCAACATTGGTGTTGGTGCTGCCCCTACTCCACAAGAGCAGGGGTTTTCAGGTAACATTCAACAATGATGATTAAGACATGTACAAGATGCAACTCTCAAAAGGAGTTGTTTCATTTTGCTCAGAGAAAAGCAAGCAAGGACGGCTTTAATTCTGCTTGTAAAGAATGTGTAACATTATATAGGCAGTCTAAGAAGGATAGTATCTCCGAGTACAACAAAGTGTATAGAGAGAAAAACAAAGACTTTTTAATAGAGAGATGTAGAGAGTGGAGAGGCGAAAATGCTGAACAAGTGATTCTGTACAAAAGACACTATAGAAAAGCTGAACCACTCAAGCATTCGGTATGGGATGCAAATAAAAGAGCAAAACGACTCAAGCGTTTTCCTGCATGGCTAACTGAAGAAGACAAGCTGTCTATATCAAACATCTATGAAGAAACAAGAACACTTAGCGCGATTACTGGCATTAGTCACCAAGTAGATCACATTGTTCCTTTATTGGGTAAGAATGTTAGCGGATTACATGTCCCTTGGAATCTGCAAGTGCTGACAAGTTTAGAGAACAACATTAAGAACAACAAGTTTTATGAGGATATGATTCAATGAATAGCAAACCGTTTCTACCAAAGCTGAAGGGGATGATTAACAGTCCCCATATGTGGGATGCTTTTGTTGATAAGCTTGATTATGATATTGAGCAACACCAACGTAAGTTGGAACAATCTACAGAACTGATTGAAGTGTTTAAGGCTCAAGGAGCAATTGTTGCATTGCGTCAGCTAAAGTATTTGAAAGAAGAGATAACTCATGCAAACTGAAATGAATAAACTATTTGCCGAAGGCGGTATTATGCAACAGGGCGGCACTGTCGATCCTGTATCCGGTAACGATGTACCACCCGGTGCTATGGCAGAAGAAGTCAGGGACGACATCGACGCTAAACTTAGCGAAGGCGAGTTTGTTTTTCCTGCTGATGTAGTGCGTTATGTTGGTCTTGATACATTAATGAAGATTCGTGACAAAGCCAAGGCTGGTCTTAAACGTATGAATGAAATTGGTCAGATGGGTAATGCTGAAGAAGTCCCTGATGCCGAAGCTCTGCATGGTGGTAAAGATGAAATGGATGATGAAGCTTTCTCGTCTGAGATTGATTCCATTATGAGTGAAGATGGTGGTCAAGAGTATGCAGCAGGTGGTGATGTACGTAAGTATGATGCAGGTGGTTATGTTGGTGGCACTGCAAATCAACAACTATATAGAGATGCACCCATTCGTGGTTTTGAAATGGTAGAGATGGTGAATAAAGAAGGTCAAACTATTTACATCCCATTCATTAATGGTCGACCTCAGTTGTCCATTCCTCAAGGATATACAGTTAAGTCATCTGATGTGACCACTACAACACCAACAACACCTGTAACTGGTACAGGCACACCCACTCCACAACCTACTGATGGTGCTGGTGGTGTTGGTGATGGTGCTCCCGCTGCACCATCGTCACCGGGCTTTACTATTGGGGAAGATGGATTTGCTACACCTAATGAAACAAGTCCCACTATTGGTTCTGCACTAGGTGGGTTTGTTGGTACAATGGCAGGATTGCCTCCCGCATTGACATCACAGATTGGCAAATCTATCGTTAGCCAATCAAACTTTGAAAATTCTCAAGCCGCAATGTCTTTCAACGTAGCTGTTGCTGATACTACGGCACCAGCAAACCTTGAAGGTATAACAACAGCAGCCGCTACTGCTGGACCTACTGGTACAGGTGGTGCTGCTGCCTCCGCTGCTACATCTGCTGCTGCTGCTGCCTCTGCCGCTGGTATGAGTAATGCTGCAATTGCTGCTGCTGCACAAGCTGCTGCCGATGCCACAATTGGTGGTGCAACTCCTTCTCAGGCCGCAGAACAAGGAAACGCCGCTGCTGTCAGTGTCAGTATATCAGAGGGTAATATTGCCGCTGCTGGCGCTACTGGTATTACCCCTGCCGATACTGGCGTGGTCGGTGATGAAGGTCCGGGCACAGGTAACGATGCTAACGTTGGTGATGCACCGCCCGGTGGTGGCGAAGCTCCTTCAGTTGGTGATACTGCATCTGATGGTGTTGCTGCTGCTGATGGTGTAGGTGCTGATGGTCCCGGTGTAGGCACTGGTGATGGGGTAGGCGGTGGTGGTGCTTCTGCTGGTGATGGTTCTGGTCCCGGATCAGGAGATGGTGGTTATGCCAAAGGTGGATTTGTATCTAAGAAGAAGAAAACTACAGCACCTAAATCAACATCGCTAGTGTCTCGTCGTAACTAAGCTATAATATAAATGCTAAAGTCTGTGGTGGGCAGACTAGCACTTAATAACACCCACCATCATTGGCTACCTCTCTCCGAGACATGTTGTCTCCTACAGTGCAGCCCCAACTTAAAAGGTATTTATGACTGAAGTAGTCTTGGAACAGAAACCACAGGCGGTGGCGATTTCTTCGTTTGGTAAACGCAACACCAATCGTGACCGCATCGAACGTGAAGAAGAAGAGTTGAAACAACTTGATGAAGCTAATGCAGGCAAGGCTGCATCTTCTGAAGATGGTGAAGACGACACAAACTTGTCAGCAGAAGAGAAAAGCTTTAAGAAGCGCTATGGTGATCTTCGTCGACATTCACAGCAACAGCAACTAAGTCTTCAGAAACAAGTTGATGAGTTGCGTAGTCAGCTTACTCAGTCTACCGAGAAACAAATTAAGCTGCCAACAAATGAAGAAGACTTGGCTAAGTGGGCAGCAACCTATCCTGATGTGGCAAAGATTGTAGAAACCATTGCCATTAAGAAAGCCAAAGAACAAACTGCTTCAATGGAACAACGCTTTGCTGCATTGGATGAGCAAGAGAAACTAACAGCACGTGAGAAGGCCGAATTGGAACTCACAAGGATTCATCCAGACTTTGACGCAATTCGAGATACAGATGATTTCCATACTTGGGCAGATGAACAACCTAAGTGGGTACAAGATGCTCTATATGAGAATGATACAGATGCTCGTTCTGCTGCTCGTGCCATTGATCTTTATAAGGCTGATCGCAACATTGCTAAAGCGAAAGCAAAGAAGGAAGACAATTCTGCTGCACAGGGTATCCGCACCCGTGGCGAACGATCTGCTCCAACAGGTAAAGACACCGAAGGCGTAATCTATGAGTCACAAGTGGCTAAGATGACCAGCCTGCAGTATGAAAAGAATGAACCAGCTATTACCGCTGCAATGCAAAGTGGTAAGTTTGTATACGATTTGAGTGCTGGCGCACGATAATAGTTGACACGGACTTGAAAAGTCTGGTATAACTTTTAACATGAGTAAGACAATTGTATTTTGTACAGTCGTCTTCTCTGTTAAACGTTGAACTGTCATAGCTCTATTGCCGACAATAGCTTTGTCCACCGATAGTAAATGTAATGTTCAATATTAGTAAAGCAACAGAGACAATAGTTTTTGTTGTTGTTAGCGCAAAACGTTAGTAAGCAGACAACCTAGTCGATCTAGCCTATACGAATACCCTAATAGCTAGGGGGTATTCTTATACACCTAGAAGAGACAGCCCTGTGGACTATGTCAGCGTATGTTTTATATGTATGCCAATATATCTATAGGAGATTTTAAAATGGCTTTTCCTTCAGCAACGGGCTATAACAGCCTACCCAATGGTAATTTCAGTGCTGTAATTTACAGCAAAAAAGTACAACTTGCGTTTCGCAAATCTTCGGTCGTCGAAGACATCACCAACAACGACTACTTCGGTGAAATCGCTCAAATGGGCGACAGCGTTAAAATCATCAAAGAGCCAGAAGTTTCGGTTCAGCCTTACAAGCGTGGCACTCAGATCACTGCTCAAGACTTGGACGACGAAGACTTCACACTGGTTGTTGACCAGTCGAACTTCTTTGCCTTCAAGATTGACGACATCGAAGCTGCTCACTCGCATGTGAACTTTATGCAAATGGCTACTGACCGCGCTGCCTATCGCTTGCGTGACCAATATGACCAAGACGTGTTGGGTTACTTGTCCGGTTTCACTCAGTCTGCTCTGCACGGCAATCCCGATACTGTCCGTACCACTTTCCCCGGTACTAAAGCTATCGCCACTGCTGGCTCTGACGAACTGTTGTCCAACATGAAACTGAGCCGTCCTAGCTTCGGTAACCTGACTAGCGCTGGTAGCTCTGGCGATTCCATTCCTTTGGCACCTCGTCTGCCCGGTGCAACTGCAATGCCCACTACCACTGTTTCGCCTTTGATGGTGATTGCACGTATGGGTCGTCTGTTGGATCAGCAGTTTGTTGACACCCAAGGTCGTTGGTTGGTCGTCGACCCAGTGTTCATCGAAATGTTGAAGGACGAAGACAGCCGCTTGTTGAACGCCGACTTCGGTGGTTCCGGTCTGCAAAACGGTCTGGTCATCAACAACCTGCATGGCTTCCGTGTGTATGTGTCGAACAACACTCCTAAGGTTGGTACTGGTCCCGGCACTGCTGGTGCTTCTGCTCAGTCCAGCAACTTCGGTGTGATCGTTGCTGGTCAAGACGCTGCTGTGGCAACTGCTCAGCAAATCAACAAGACCGAGACTTACCGCGATCCCGACAGCTTTGCTGACATCGTGCGTGGTATGCACCTGTACGGAAGAAAAATACTTCGTCCGGAAGCTATCGTAACTGCAAAGTACAACGTAGCGTAATGTGCTAATATAGCGATATGAAAACACCGCTGCAACTCAGAGAAGATCATCCCCATAAACATGGGAGGAACTGCACTGATTGTGGCGTGTTTAAGTTGGCTAGTGAGTTTAACTTAGAGCGTGATATTAAAGCTGTTGGTGGGGTGACAATGCGAGCGCAATGTCGTCCGTGCCGTGAGCATGTCAAGTGGAAGTCTTTCATTCAACGTACCTACGGTATCAATGCCGAAGAATACTACGACATGTTAGCTGCCCAAGATAACAAGTGTGCTATCTGTGAATCTGAAGAAGTAAACAACTCCAGAATCTCTAGTGGTAAATTGTTTATCGATCATTGTCATGACACTGGTAAGGTCCGAGGTCTTCTCTGTTCTAAGTGTAATCACTCCATCGGTCTTCTGAACGATGATGTTGACTTGCTTCGTAAAGCTATCGATTATTTAACCAACTCTTAAAGGAAATTTAAAATGGCTACTGTTACTACCCTTGCTGGTGGCGCTTCCGCTGGTCGCACTGCTGGCTCCGTGCCTTATCTGGTCGATAAAACTATCGACTTCGCTGCTGCTGCAACTGCTAAAGGTTCTGCCTTGGCTTCTGCTGACGTTATCGAATGCATCTCTGTTCCCGTCAACACTGTCATCTTGAATGCTGGTATTGAAATCATCACAGTTTTAGGTGGCGAGTCAAACGATACCACATTTGACTTAGGCACTGGCACTGATGCTGATAACTTTGTTGACGGCTTTGATGCTGATGCTGCTGCTGCTGGTGCTTATGCACAAAACGCTGCTGCGTTTCAGCCTATCGTAGTTGGTGCAACTGCTGACACAATCGACATTACGATTGCTACAGCTACAACCGCCCCCACTTCTGGTGTTGCTCGTGTGTGGGCTGTGTTGATGAACGTCGATGGCCGCATTGCTGCCGACGAAGTCGACCGCGACCAATTGGCCTAATCTTTTAGGCTGACCTAAGAGGGAGGGTCTTTAACGAGACTCTCCCTTTTGTTGTTTGAAATATACAGGAACATATTATGGCTATCACATCTGCACTCTGCACCAGCTTTAAGAAAGAATTGTTGGAGCGCAAGCACGACTTCAACGCCACTAGTGGTCACACATTCAAGATTGCTTTGTATACATCGGCTGCATCTCTTGATGCTGCCACTACTGCTTACACTACTAGCAACGAAGTTGTTGGCACAGGCTACACAGCAGGTGGCGTGACATTGACCAATATTGATCCAACATCATCGGGCACCACAGCCTTCGTAGACTTTGCTGATGCGACATGGGCCAGTGCAACCATCACTGCTGCTGGTGCTCTCATTTATAATACTACCACTGACGGTGGCTCTACCACAACCAATGCTGTTGCTGTCATCTCCTTTGGTGGTGACAAGACTTCGACAAACGGTGACTTTGTTGTGCAGTTCCCTGCAGCAGACGCTTCCAACGCTATTATTCGTTTGGCATAAGGTTGCTTAAATGGCAACAACAACACGCACTGGCGCTATATACGGTATTGGTACTTATGGCACCAGTCGTTATGGCATCAGTAATGTTGCTTACGTTCCAGACGGTGTAGTTGCTACAGGTGTTGTAGGCAGTGTAGTTGTTGTCGCTAAAGTCAACACGTCAGTGGTCGGCCTTGCCTCTACATGTGTTGTAGGCAGTGTAGGTGTTGTAGGCGTTGCAGTTACTAGCGTTGCTGGTGTTGTCTCTACAGGCTTTGTTGGCACTGTATCACTATCGCTTGGTCTTAGAACTGTTGTAGGTGGTGTAGTTGCTACAGGTGCTGTAGGTAGTTTGGTTGTTGTCGCTAAAGCCAACACATCATTGGTCGGTGTTGTATCTACAGGTGTTGTCGGTACAACAACGGTTGTTGCCTATGCGACAACACTTGTCACAGGTAGTCAATCTGTTGGTGCTGTTGGTACACCAGATGTTCGCTCTATCAACCGTATACCTGTAGATGGTATAGTTGCAACATGTAGTATAGGTGATGTAACAATTGTTGCAGATTCTAACATTGCTGTTGTTACAAACGAAATTGTTGTTACACTAGGCAGTGTTGTTGCTAAAGCATCGTCGCTTGTTGCTGTCAGTGGTGTATTCGCAACAGGTGTTATTGGTAATGTTTCCATTGCTGAGAATGCTAGACCAACCTTTGATGGTGTAAGCGCTCAGTGTTTGCTTGGTAATGTATCTATCTCTGTAACAGTGTTTGACTATAACGCTGTTGCTTCTTTGTATGCTAGAACTAGAACAGTGTTTGTGGCTAGAAAAACTAGCAGTAAAGAAAGAACAATAGATGTTGCTACTCAGCCACGTATTGTGTACATAGAAGCTAGGTCTACACCATCCACACGAACTTATAACGTGTCGACAGAAGAAAGAAAAGCGTACACGTATAGAAAGAATAGCTCTTCTGATAGAGCAGTATTGGTAGATTAAAGAGTGTTAGAGGAAATATATGTCGTTTAAATGGCCTCCAAAAGATAAAGATGAACTGTTGGACTACAGCGTAGACTGGTCACGGTTCTTAGATGCTGCTACTATTAGTAGTATCACTTGGTTTGTTGATAATGCTGATGGTGTAAAGACTCAGATTAATGCAGGTGTTACCATTAATGGTATTCAGAACGTTTCTCAAACCATTAGCGGTAGTGTTGCCACTATCAATCTTGGTCTTGGTACAGCCAACTATGATTATAAGTTCACATGCCGTATGCAAGACAATACAGGTAGTATTGCTGAGCGAGTTATTCGCTTGAAGATAAAGGAACAATAATATGGCATACGATTATATCGGCCTTGTCAATGAAGTGAACCGTCGACTCAATGAAGTTGAACTCACATCTGGCAACTTCTCTACAGCTAAGGGTTTCTACTCACAGGTTAAGGACAGTGTTAATGCATCGTTGCGTGACATTTCACAAACAACATATGAGTGGCCTTTCAATCATGTGATTGCTGAAGAAACTTTAACAGCAGGAACAACACGATATGCTTTTCCTAATGATGCGGGGTCGATTGACTTCGATACCTTTCGTATCAAGGAAAGCTCTACATTGGGTAATGACACAGTAAAGCTGGATGTTGTTTCCTATGAAGACTACTTAGAAAACTCTATCGATCAAGAGTATGGTGATAACACTTCTAAACGTGAAGTTCCTATTGCTGTGTTTCAAACCACAAGTTTGGAATGGGGCATTACACCACCACCTGATAAAGACTATGAAATCATCTACGAATACTTTCGCGTTCCAGTAGACCTTCAAAGCTCTACAGATGTTCCGTCTGTTCCAGAGCGTTTTCGTCATGTCATTATTGATGGTGCTATGTATCATGCTTACATGTTTCGTAGCAACGAACAAGCCGCCAACATTACCAAGAGTAAGTTTGAAGAAGGCTTAAAGCGTATGCGTACCATCTTGGTAAATCGTTATACATACATGCGGTCTACTGCCATCATTCAATCAGGTAATGGGTATAATGCTTTTGGTAGCCGGGTGCGATAATGGCTGACGGACTACAGACATATCCTTTTGAGTTCCGTGGTGGACTCATCTCTAACCTGTCTCCGTTACAGCATGGTACACAGGCACCCGGTAGCGCTCGTCTGCTGAAGAACTTTGAACCGTCCACTGATGGTGGTTATAAACGTATCGAAGGCTACGACAAATATTCAAGCTCGTTTGTACCAGCATATGGCGAACCAAAGGTGCAGGGGTCTGGACAGACTGGCACAACCCTTGTCATTGCCAACATCTACACCACTCCTTCTGAAGGCTCCACTTTCACCATTGCTGGTGTGGCTGGTACATACACTGTAGCTGTTGGTGGTGTATCGTTCAGTAGTGCGAACAAGCAAGCAACACTAACTTTGACAACATCGATGGCATCTAGTCCAGCCGATAAAGCTGCTGTGACATTCACCAGTCATACAGGCACCATCAAAGGTGTTGTTGCTTGGAACGAGACAGTGTTGTCCTATCGCAACTCTGACATCCATTCCACCACTGGCACAACACACACTAAAGTGTCTAAGCCTTCGTATGGAACAGTGTTGGTAAATGGTGGTTCTCAGACGGGTGCTACATTGAACGTTGACGGTTTGACAGGCACTCCACAGATTGGTGACACCTTCTCCATCGCTGGTGTTGAGAAAGTGTACACAGTGTTGGCTGTACCAACTGTGACATCTGGTGCTGCTGCATTGTCCATTAACCCGTCATTGGCATCTAGCCCTGCAGACAATGCAGTTATCACTATGCTGTCGTGTGACAGAAGCGGTGGTGGTAAGTTGCGTGTTGCTAAGTACAGGGTGGCTGGTGTTGATAAGGTGATGGCTGTTGATGGTTTCAACGTTCCGTTCATATGGAATGGCACAACCTTCACTGAGCTTACATCTGCTCCGTCTGATGTAGTTGGTGCAAGCTTTGTCACTTACCATAAAAATCAAATGTTCTTTGCTAAGGGTGAAGTTTTGACATTTACGTCACCTTATACTGACAATGATTTCAATGCAGCTAATGGGGCTGGTGTCATTGCTGTTGGTGGACTCATCACAGGACTCATTCCTTTTCGTGAAGCTCTCATCATCTTCACAGACAAAACCATTAGTCAACTTGTCGGAAATACTTTACAAGATTTTGTATTGCAACCTGTCACAAGTAAGGTGGGTTGTGTTGCTCCTGACACTATTCAAGAAATTGGTGGTGATGTAATATTCTTAGGGCCAGAAGGGTTGCGTCTGTTTAGTGCTACAGATCGTGTTGGTGATTTTAACTTGGGTGTGGTATCAAAGCCTATTCAGAATGAAATGACAGCGCTTATTGCCTCCAGTATTAGCTTTGCTAGTGTAGTGATTAAGCAGAAGTCGCAATACCGCATATTTGGATATAATACTACAGGTATTTCTACAGCAAACGCCAAAGGTGTCTTAGGTACACAGATGGTGGGTGACAACACAAGCACTATGTCGTGGGCTGAGACATTGGGTATCAAAGCCTATGTTGCTGATGGTGATTATGAAAACCAAACAGAGACATTGGTGTTTGCTCACGACGATGGCTACATCTATGAGATGGAAAGTGGTAACAGCTTTGACGGCTCTAACATCATTGCTTCGTTTGCTACACCGTTTGTTTCAATTAATGATCCACGTATTCGTAAGACGTTCTATAAACTGTTTCTCTACACAGACCCTCAAGGGGGTGTCACCACTTCTGTCAATTTGAAGCTAGACTTTGATACAGAAGGTAGTGTTCAACCTGAGACTATTCAGTTGTCTAACGAGACAGTTGGTGTTATAAGTTTTTACGGAACCTCCAATGCCCGATATGGTACTACTGTATACGGAAACAAGTTGGTGAAGTTGTTTGAGACTCAAGTGGTTGGGTCGGCTTTTAGCGTGTCGCTACAGTTTTTATCGGATGGACAAAACCCTCCATTCAGCTTAGACGCAGCAACTTTAGAATTTGCAACACATGACAGACGTTAAAGCTTTACAGCTTTGATGTTTCGGTTATAACTATACACATTAGACAGGAACTACTATGGCAGGATATACACGAGTCGATACGAGTAACAACATTGCTGACGGAAACATCATCGCTGCTGCTGACCTCGACAATGAATTTGATGGCGTACAAGCTGCGTTCAGTGCCAGCACAGGACACACACACGGCGGTGCTGTTGGTGAAGGTGCTCCCATTGTAAAGCTTGGTCCCACCAATGATGTCACCATTAGTGCTACGTTGTTGGCTCCAAAGACCACCAACACTGTAGACATTGGTGGCTCTTCGCTGAAGTATAAAGACTTGTGGTTGGCTGGTAATGCAAGCATTGCTGGTACATTGGCTGTCACAGGTGTTGCTACCCTGACAGCACAGCCTGTGCTGTCTTCATTGACAGCTTCTAGCGCTGTCGCCACTGATGCAAGCAAGGGTCTGGTGAGTGTTACCAACACAGGCACTGGCAACAACGTTCTTGCCACCTCTCCTACACTGGTCACGCCTGCACTTGGTACACCAGCATCGGGTGTTGTAACCAACCTCACTGGTACAGCCTCAATCAACATCAACGGCACTGTGGGCGCTACAACAGCCTCTACGGGTGCATTCACTACCCTTGCAGCATCAGGCGTAACAACTGTTCAGGCTGGCACAGCGGCACTCCCTGCCATCACCACAGCAGGCGATACCAACACAGGTATTTTCTTCCCTGCTGCTGACAGCGTTGCAACAACAGTTGGTGGGGTTGAGGGTACTCGCCTGACCTCCACAGGTCTGGGTATTGGGACGTCAGATACCTCTACCGGTCGCGTTAACGTGCAGGCAGGTGCAAGCGCAACTGGTAACTCGCTGTTCTTAAGCAATTTTGATGGCACATACAACCCGTTTTTGCAAATTCAGCATAACGGGGTGGATGGAATACGCCTGTTTACTAGCTCAAGCTATGGCGGCACTGCTGGCAATTTTACGATTAACCCCATTAACTCCACAATTTTTCAAAGTGGTGGTTCAGAACTCGCCCGTATCAACTCCAACGGTGAACTTTCTATTGGGAAAACTCAAGCAAGTGAATCGTACACAACTGGTAACGGTTACGGGTTTGCCTTGCCGACCGTTGACCCCTTCTTTTCGGTTGTAAACGTGGCCGCTGCTGGCGTTAACTCTTGCATTTATTTGAACAAACGCAATAGCAATGCCACCAATGGCTTGATTATGTTCCAGTCAAATAACGGGTCATCGCAAGTAACGGTTGGGTCAATAACCCATAACGGAACCAACACTTCCTACAACACCTCATCAGACTACCGCCTGAAAGAAAATATCCAGCCTATGACTGGTGCTCTTGCCAAGGTCGCCACACTCAAGCCCGTGACATACACATGGAAAGCTGACGGTTCTTCCGGTGAAGGCTTTATTGCTCACGAACTGCAAGAGGTCTGTCCATCGGCTGTGATTGGGGAGAAAGATGGCGAGGAAATGCAGGGCGTGGACTACGGCAAACTTACTCCAATCCTAACTGCGGCACTTCAAGAAGCCATTACCAAGATTAAAACGCTTGAGGCTCGTATTGCCGTACTGGAGGCAAAATGAAAACTTTAACCGCTGAGAATGATTTTGGTCGTACCAAACAGACTTGAAAATTTGCGGCAAGCAACTGTTACGCAAAACACTTGGAACGCAAAACTTTCAATGGCAAACACAAGCGGTATTAAAGGTGTAAGTTTTCGCAAAGACAGAAATGTTTGGATTGCCAGATTGCAAGCACACGCAAAAAGCATTTACCTTGGTTACTTTAAATCAAAAGAAGATGCTGAAGAATTTTTGCAACTAGCAAGAGATATGGTCCACGGCGATTTTGCCAATCATGGTTTAAAAGGAGTTTGAAATGAATACAGTTTTTACTTGGTCAGTGGTTCAAATGGAACGATTGACTTCTAACAACTACGTTGTCACGGTTCACTACAATGTTTCTGCTGTAGATGGCGAGTACCAAGCGGCCACCTATGGAACGGTTTCTTATACACAAGAAGCTGGACAAAATGTGATTCCATACCAAGACCTTACCGAAGAAATTGTTGTGGGCTGGTGTCAGACAAGCCTCGGCAAAGACACTGTTGAAGCCAGCTTGCAAAGCCAGATTAACGCGCAGATCAACCCCGTACAAGAGTCCGGTGTACCTTGGGCAGATCAGGCTTAATCGTAGGGGGTTGATGTGAGTTCAGTACAACAAACTACGGAATCAGGGTCGGCCATATTAGCGAAAGCAGCACCACCCATCAGCGTATCTATAGCTTCTATAGCAGGTGTTCAGGTTGCTGAGCTTTTGTTATGGGCTACATTAATCTACACCTTGTTGATGATTTGTCATAAGATTTATACCATCTACAAGGACATCAGGCATGGCAATTGAATCGTGCTGCACCAACATCCTTGAAACTCAGTGCTGTAGCATTGGTTGCTTTAGCTCTATATGAGGGCTATACCAACAATGCTATACAGCCGTTGCCGGGTGACAAGTGGACGTATGGTTTTGGTACAACAGAGAATGTAAAGAAGGGTGATACCATCACTCCACCTAAAGCGTTAGAGCGTAAGATTAATGACATTACAAAATTTGAAAGTGCTTTGAGACAATGTGTTGTTGTCCCTCTGCATCAATATGAATACGATGCCTATATAAGTTTGTCGTATAATATTGGCAGCAATGCATTCTGCGGTTCTACATTAGTGGCTCTTTTAAATCAAGAGATGTACAACGAGGCGTGTGAGCAAGTATTGAGATGGGATAAGTTTAAAGGTAGTGCTGTAAGAGGTTTAACCATTAGACGACAATCGGAGTATAAGCAATGTATTGGACAATGAACACTATCGTCACTGCTGTTGTAATATTTGCTCTTTCATTTTCTCATTACTTTGCTTATAATAAAGGACAAGAACATGTTCACAATCTGTGGAACAAGGACAAGCTTGTTAAGGTTGAGGCGCAGGCCAGTCTTACAAACGAATCATTGAAAAGGCTACAGACATTACAGGCTGAGAAGCAGAAGGTAGATCAACTATATGTCCAAGAAAAACGTAAAGCGGCGGCTGCTGCTTCTAACGCTCAGCGTGAGCTTGATAGGTTGCGCGACACCCTCACCAGTGGTAACACAACAAAGAGTGATAATGGTTCCGTCACCCTCCCCCGAACTGATGGAGGCACCAGACTTGAGCAAGAGCTACTCGGACAGTGTGCAGCAACTCTTGTTGGAATGGCGGCAGAAGCTGATAGATTGGAAACGATCATCGTAGGTCTTCAAAGTTACGTTAAAAACATATGCTTGGCTAAATAAATTATGAAAAACTTTACAGCAAAACAAAAAGAAATCGTAGCCCGTAAGATTGGCTATGATGGCCCAATGCAGGGCTTTGATGAATTCATTAATTCATCTCCGTCACTGAGTATGCAATATGCATCCATCACTTCTAAGTTTGCTGAGCGCATGGCGAAAGGTGGAGTTGTAAAGAAGTTTGTTGTTGGTGGTGATGTATCATTTGATCAAATTAAAGCAGAACTTGCAGCGGGTCCACAGACTCAGGAGGCACTGGATGCGGCATTGCTGAAATATTCTCCAGCGCAAATGGCTGAGGCATTTCCTGAATATGGCAACGTAGCCGATTTCAATAATGCAACACGAGAAGCTGCTGCAAGGGTGGAGCAACAACAACGGGCTGCTAATCGTGCAGCCGTTCGTGCTGATATGGCTGTAACAGGTGAAGAGTTTCGTGTTACCAACCCCGGTGGTGATGTGACAATTCAAGGCACAACACGACCTGCAATGTCTGCTGTTCCGCAAACTGAAATGGCTGCTAGTCGTTCAAAACTAACTAAGGAGCAGGCTGAATTTATTGACTGGCAAATGGCTCAGGTTAATCCATTAACTGGACAGCGTGTTGCAG